ATGCCCAGAAGAAAGGGTTCCTCACACCTAAGATTAACGTAATAGGAGAACGTGGCTGGCCTGACCGTCTGTTTATAGACCCTGAAGGTTGGTGTGTTTGGATTGAGTTTAAACAAAAAGGGAAGCCCTGTACCCCGATTCAAATATACAGGCAGGGGATACTCGCTGCTAGAGGCTTTATGGTCTTTGTATGCGACGACGAAAAAGAGGGGAAAGAACTTGTCGACGATTTGGAAGCCGCACGACTATCAGAAGAAAGCAGTGAGCCTGTTGCTAAGTCAGGGAAGCGCGGGGTTATTCTTAGACCCCGGTTTGGGGAAGACTAGCATTGTCTTATCAGCATACAAAATACTCAAGAAGGAAGGGTATACTTCTAAAGGTATGCTCATCATCGCCCCACTTCGGGTATGCCACAATGTCTGGCCAGCAGAAATACTTAAGTGGACTAACTTCTGTGACTTACAAATAGAGGTATTACATGGACCGCATAAAGAAGAAGCCCTCGAACGGAATGCTGACATACATATTGTTAACCCCGAGGGACTTGCTTGGCTCTTTGATCCAAAAGCTCGCCGATGGAGAGACTGGGACATTCTCGTTATCGACGAGTCCACTAGATTTAAAGATACGCAAACCAAAAGATTCAAACTTATGCGTAAGCACTTTGAAAGTTTTACCCGGAGATGGATCCTTACTGGAACGCCTGTTCCCAACGGCATCAGTGATTTGTTTGGCCAGATCTACATACTTGATCTTGGAGCTGCGCTTGGAAGATACATAACTCACTTTAGGACTAAGTACTTCTACACGGAGTCTTGGAAACCCTATGAGTATATCCCCCACGACTGGGCCTTTGACAAAATAGTAGACTTAGTAGATCCTTTAGTTATGAGGATGTCAGCAGAAGATTACCTGTCGATGCCTGATCTGATTATACCTGAGCCTACGATGGTGGAGCTTCCTCCGAAGGCTCGTAAGATATACCAGGAGTTAGAAGATGACTTCATTACAAAGATCGATGAAGGATTTATCGTTGCTGCAAACTCAGCTGTCGCAGGTGGAAAATGCCGTCAAGTTGCTAATGGGGGACTGTACACAAACGATCAGCACGACTGGATTGAAACGCATACAGAGAAAATTGATGCTCTGTCAGATCTCCTTGAAGAACTTGGAGGCGCTCCAACACTTGTCATGTATGAATTCAATCATGACCTTGCCAGACTTAGAGCTAGATTTGGTGATGGTGTCCCAACTCTCGGGGGCGGAACATCGACTAAAAAAGCAGATGAGTATATTAGACAGTTCAATAACGGACATATTTCCGTCATGTTCTGCCACCCTGCATCCATGGCTCATGGACTTAATCTCCAAGATGTATGCCATCACATTATCTTCTTTGGCATTACCTGGAATTTTGAGCACTATGACCAGTCTATAAGACGCATTTACAGACAAGGTCAGAGGAACCCTGTATTCGTATACCACATAGTTGCTGAGGATACCCTAGATGAAAAGGTAATGCGTGTTCTAAAGTTTAAAGACTGTACTCAGCAAGACCTGTTCCATGCGCTTACCAACTGAGCAAATAATGTTGCAAGCTGACTCTCTCCTGTGTTATACTGACCCAGCTAAAACCATTATCAATTCTAAAAAGGAGAATGAAAAATGGGTACTGCACCTCCAAAGGGAGAAACAAAAACCCCAAAGAAAGATGGGGATAAGAAACCCCGCGCCGCAAGACAAGATTATGGCTTCGCTAAAGATGCTAAAATTGTCCTTACTGATGGTGATAAAACGTACAGAGGCAAACGCCTTGCGATGTACGAAGCTCTCAAGAAAAGCAACGGAAAGACCGTGGCACACTTCCTGGATAACAACAAGAATGAAAAGGATCCGCCGCGTGGCTGGCTCCGGTTCTTCATTCAGAACGAAGCTGCTACATTGGAGGGGGGAACTCCTCCTGCTGCTGCTAAGAAAGAAACAAAGGCGGCATAACCCTAAAAGCCTCAGCTTCGGCTGGGGCTTTTTATGACCTGGAGATCGAACGATGGATTTAGGAACGAATAGCTTAAAGATTGTAATGGCTGACACACCAAGTGAAGCTCCGAACTATGAGAAGCCAGATTACAAAGGCGCAAATCTAACAACTGCTGTCGTAGTAGGCAAAGGTACAGTGGCTGGAAACCCCACGGTTGACTTTGTCTTTGAAGATGAAGACGGCCAGAAGTACGTAGCCATGTTGACTGCTGGGTTGATTGAGAACCTTACAGGAGCTATACAAGGCATGAAAGAGAGAGCTGGGTGAAGGTTATCCTTATACTTGCTTCACTCCTTAGCGGCTGTGCGACACCCTATGTATTTGGGGAACTATGCTACGATGCAGTGGATAACGACTACAATGTTGAAAATCGTGGCGGCTGCGGGGCATACGGAGGTGGGGTTGAATTCGACAATAATCTGTACCTTGAATTTAGGCACAGGTCTCAGTTTAAATCAAGTCCAGAAATAGTAACTAATGATTTCATTCTTGGGTATAAACTCTATTTGGGGAAGAAATGAACATATACATTATGACGAAGGGACGAGTCAACCGGCAGCACACATGGAATGCTCTCCCAGACCAACTTCGCAGGAGGACATACATCGTATGTCCTATGGCAGAAAAACAACTGCATATAGATTCTGGTATACCAAAGGAAGTCCTTATAGGATCTCCTCAATGGGTGCATAACTATAGCGACAAATTTAAGTGGATACTCGAACTAAAAGACGGGTACACCAAAGGAGTAATAATAGATGACGATCTTAAGTTCTCATATCCGTATCAACGCGATGACGGGGCGCGTCGTCTCCAAACTATCGGGCCAGGAGATTCAGGCAAGCGAATTGAAGAAGGGTTCCAATTCATGGAAAGTTTACTGGACGATACGGCTCTCGTTTCCTTTCATCCCCGCCAGATGGGTCACACAAAGGAGCCGCCATATGTTGAGAATGGTAAGATTGTGTGTGTTCAAGGATTTAATCGTAGTCTCATTGGTAGCATTCCTAATCTCAATAGGTTCCCTATCCTTGCTGACGTAGTACTCAACGCTACACTACTAGAACGCGGGCAGGGGAACAAGATCATTACTACATTATTCATAGACTGGTATCCGTGCCAAGCTGACGGAGGGTGTTCCCTCTCTCGGACACCAGAAATGCAAGCCGAAGCCTGTTACTGGTTGGAAGAACGCTTCGGTCCTTATATCAAAGCTGTTGAAAAAGAAGCCAAGAGTGGTTGGCTGGGAGGTAAGCGAGTTGATTTTCGAGGTCAATGGAAAAAGTTACACGCCGCCGGAGTTGCTGGCATACTGGATAGAGGAACGAGAAGCGATTAGAGTTCTTAAAGAGGATGGAGAACCTCGTCCTTGGAGTGATGATAGAGTTTTTCAGACTACGTATTTCACCAATGTACATCGTGAGGATGATAGAGTAACAAAATGGGTTAGAGAGAACTACACCTATAATTCTCTAAGCCAAAGCCTTGAACTAGGTATGGTGGCAGCTAGGATATTCAATTATCCACCTACGTTGCTACGAGTACTGGGCTACCTGAACCCTTACCGAATGAACACACTAGCTTCTATGCTGGAGGATCTTCAGAAAGAGAAGATTCAGATATGGGGCGGGGCGTACCTGATAACTACGCATGGTCAGAAGATGTCGAAGATAGACTATTGCGTAGAACTACTACAAGAAGCTAACATGCTCTTACCATACAAGCATGGAACTACTTGCCGAGAATACTATGATCGCCTTATGATAATAGACGGTATTGGCAGCTTCCTTGCTGCTCAGGTAGTGGCTGACTTAAAAAATACTGAAGGACACGTTCTCCAAAATGCAGACGACCGGATGAGCTTCAGCGCCCCAGGACCGGGGAGCCTTAGAGGGCTGGCGTGGTACTGGGAGCATGATAAGGTTACTCCAGGTGAGTATCCTCGTTTAATCAGAGGTGTGGCAGATGACCTTTATTGGATCGGCGAAATGCAAGACTTGCAGAACTGTATGTGCGAGTTTGACAAGTATTGCCGTGTTCTCACAGGTACAGGTAGGTCTAAGCGCAAATACAACGGCGGGAACTAAATATGGCTTTACCAGTGGCCGCTCGACGCATAATCCCGGGTAGCCCCTTGCCTAGCTATTGCCAAAAAAACAGCCAGTCGACCAAGTCTGTAGTAAACCGCAGTAAAAACAAAGGGTTACAAGCATGATTATTGAAATCTATGGGGCCAATGTGCCACAGGCATATACAGAAGCTTTGTGGAAGATGCGTACATACGGGGAAAAAGAGAACAGTAGAGGCGGAGAAGTGATAGCTATTCCTCACCCCGTTGTGCTGACTATAGAAAGACCGTGGGAACGTGTCCTTACCGACCCTGTTAGAGATGCTAACCCTTTCTTTCATTGTATGGAGTTTGTGTGGATGATGGCAGGTTCTAACGATGCTGTGTGGTTGAGCCAGTTTAACAAAAGGATGATAGAGTATGCTGATAATAAAATTCTCCGTGGAGCCTACGGCTGGCGATGGACCAATCCTTCACCGCAAATTTCTGATACCATACGCCTTTTACAGACATCTCCCGAAACACGTCAAGCAGTTCTTACGATGTGGGATCCAGTTTTCGATGGTTACAGAGCCAGAACATCGGACCGGCCATGCAATACGCATATCTATTTCAGAAAAGATAAAGACAACAGACTAAACATGACTGTTTGTAATAGATCAAATGATTTAATCTGGGGGATGATGGGTGCGAATGCTGTGCATATGACCATGCTTCACGAATTAATCAGTAGAGCTGTGGGTATGAAACAGGGGACTTACCATGTGTTCACTAATAACCTGCATATCTACACAGGTATGCCGAAGTTTGAAGAACTGTATACGAGCACAGAATGCTATGATACCTACGAAGCATTTCAATCATTCCCACTACTACAGTACGGTGAAGATTGGGAGAACTTCATTATAGATTGTAAGACTTTATTGCGCTTAGTAAGAGCAGGAGGCTACAAATTCTTAACTACTTGGATGAATAATGTGGGAGCGCCAATTCATGATGCCTATGTGGATAAAAAGAATAGGCACTATTACATTGAAAAAATAGCAGCAGATGACTGGAGAATAGCTTGTGAAGAATGGGCAGCGCGTAGAAATAATTAGGCGAGGATATCGGGTACTTCGGTATCACGCTAACCCGACGATAGTACCAGATACTATCGGTCAGCATAGCGCGAATGTCGCTATGTTGTGCAGTATTCTATTGGGGGAGAAATGCACGAAAAAGTTAATCATGTATGCTTTGATGCACGACTTAGCAGAACAATGGACTGGTGATATTCCCTACCCTTTCAAAGCCAGAAATCCAGTAGTAAAGCAAACGTTGGACAAAGCTGAAGAAAGATTTCTGTTTGTTAATGAGCTCGATATACCCACTCTAAGCGGCATGGAGTACGATGTGTTCAAAGCTGCTGATATACTGGATCTTACCTATGCAGCTATGGATGAAGTTACCAAAGGGAACTTGGAATTAAAACCTGCTCTTGAAACTGGCTTGCGAATACTAGACGGGGTAAAATTACCCAGTAGTGCCCAAGCAATATTGAAAGAGCTTAGGCATGATATTGATTATCAACTTAGGGTGAGGAGAATACATTTTGGATGATCATGGAGATATGCCCATTGAGGATTTTACTCACGGGTTGTACAAGAACGTACTTCACATACGATGGACTCTTGTTGGAATTTTTATACTCCAATTTGCTGGGTTCTACCTAGACCGTATAGCATGATACAAACAGGGTAAGGACGTAGCCCTTTTACTCCTGCTGGGAGGCAAGAAATGAATGAAGCTAACAAAAGACAAGTAGGTGGCGATCACTACAAGGTGGGAGGGGAGGAACACTGGGACAGAGCTTATCGCTTGAACTACGATCCCTTTCAGTATATCATTACTAAGTGGGTGGAGCGCCATAAGAAGAAGGGAGGTCTGCAAGACCTTGAGAAAGCAAAACACGCACTTGAAAAGTACATTGAACTAATACAGGCTGACGAAGATGGGTACGTTAATCAGGACTGACACCAATCCGCGTACCAACTAAGTCCGACTAGGTAGTTAGCTCTGCAAGCGCAGGGGCGCAGAGATGAGCGGACGAGCCCCTGTTGTTTTCTAACTATGGAGATGTAAGATGGTTAAGTTTCAAATCACAGTAGGACCAGTGGATGCCAGGAAATTACCTGATATTCTAAACGTGCTTAATGAATGGAATATCCCCTATGCTTCAATTGAGGAAGCATCCAAGACAAACGGTAACGATAAAAGTGGC